TTCGTGCTCCTCTCGACCGACCCGGCCGGAATGAGTTATGCCCGGGTTGTACCAGCCGTTCAGGTACAGCAAATCGAATCGCGAGGTAATGATGTTGAACAAGAAATCAGCTTTCTGCTGCGGGCTGAACCGGGGCAAGACTCGTACTCCGTGCCGGCCTATGACGAAGCGCGCGAACAGGCCGGGCAGTTTGAAACCGTCATGCTGCATTATGCCGTCAACCGCCCAGCAGGCGCGCAATGGGGGGAACCAGACCTGGCACCGGTTTTGCGTTGGCTGAGCCGCTACAGCGCCTGGCTGGAAGACCGCGTGCGCTTGAACCGCTTCCGCAATTCGTTTTTATATGTGGTCAAGGCCCGCTTTGCCAGCGAAACCGCCCGGGCAGCTCGCCAGGCGCAGCTGGCTGCCAACCCACCTAACCCGGGTTCCATCCTGGTGATCGACGAGAGCGAAGAATGGTCGGTCATTGCGCCCCGGCTTGAAGCCCTGGATGCTTCCACCGATGGGCTGGCCATCAAGAAAATGATCGCGGCTGGCGTCGGGCTCCCGCTGCACTTTCTGGCCGAACCGGAATCATCTACGCGCACGACGGCCGAAGCGGCCGGCGGGCCAACCTTCAGACGCTTTGCCGAGCGGCAGCGCTTCTTGTGCTGGCTGTGCGCTGATCTTCTGCGGGCAGCTGTGCTGCGTCGGTCTACGGTCGATGCCAAGGTCGACCCCTGGGCCGCAATCCGTGTAAGCCCAGCGAAAGGAGAAGAGCCTACAGATTTATAAGCCCCGGGTAAGGCTGCGCAAGACAGGTCAGCAGCCATCCGGGCGGGTGGAAATGAGACGAGAAGAAAGGATTTCAATGCAGGAATATCGACAGAAATTCAGTCTGGCAGTGAGTCCGGTGCAGAGTGACCGGTTCGAGATTTTAGCAATTACGGCGGGAGCAGCCAATGGCTGGGAGTTTACCGCGGAGGTACTGCACGAAAGCCTGCCACTGTGGGAAGGGGTGAAGTGTTTTGTGGACCACGCCCTTTCGGAGCGCTCGCTGCGTGATATGGCCGGCGTGCTGAGCTCCGTCAGCTGGGATCAGCTCAATCAAGGGGTACGGGCAGAGCTTAAGGCGGTTGGCCCGTCTTCTGATGTGCTCAAGACGCTGGCAGCGCAGGTCCTCAGCGGCAGCGAAGACGCCGCTCAGCCTGGCTTTTCAGCTGACATCCTATTTAAAGGCCACTCCGGCCGGGTTGAAAAGATTTTGAAAATATTATCGGTCGATCTGGTACACAGCCCAGCCCGAGGTGGGGTTTTTGTACGGGCGCTCAACCAGACCGGTTTTGGACTAAGCAAAAATGGAGGTTCTAAGATGAGCGATTGGACAGAATTGGACGGATCAACCCAGCCCACGGCGGAAACGCCCGCCAGCCCCACAGCCCCTCAGGGCGTGCATGGCAGCTTGGCGGAGGCTGAAACCCCACTGCCGGCTCAGCTGGCGGAGCTGCGCGCCATGCGCCAGGAAATGAGCCAATGGCTGCTGGAAACGACACTGAGCAACAGCAGCTTGCCTGCCAGCTTGCAGAAACGCCTGCGCACGGAGTTTGGTGGGCGCACCTTCGCACCGGCGGAGCTGCAGACAGCCGTGCGAGAAGCCCGCCTGCTGCTGAGCGAGCTGGAAGGCGGGCGCGCGGTGTATGGCCCGGCGCGGGTGGAAGGCATGATTGAGCCAGCAGACCGCCTGCAGGCGGCAGCGGACGACCTGTTTGGGGTCCCGCGTGATTCGGCGGTACGCAATGCCAGTGTGCCCCGCCTGAGCGGAATTCGGGAGCTTTACCTGGCCCTGACTGGCGACTACGATCTGCATGGCGGCTATCATCCGCAGCGCGCCCAACTGGCAACGACCGTTGACTTCAGCGCTTTGGTGAAAAACAGCTTGAACAAGCTGGTTGCCAATACCTGGGAAGAGCTAGGCCGGGCGGGCTATGACTGGTGGAAAGCCGTCAGTGTTCAGGAACATTTCAACAGCCTGCACGACATTACCGGCACGCTGATCGGCACTGTGGGCGATTTGCCCGAAGTTGACGAAGGCGGAGATTACCCGGAGCTTTTGGTGGGTGACTCAGGAGAAGTTGCCAGCTTCGTCAAGTATGGCGGTTACATTCCGCTCACCCTCGAGCTGATTGACCGGGATGAAACCCGCAAGCTGCGTTCGTATGCCCGCGAGTTGGCTTCGGCTGGCATGCGCAAAATTTCAAGCCTGGTGGCCCGCATTTTCAGCGCCAATGCCGGCGTGGGGCCCGATATGAGCGATGGCTCCGCACTGTTTAACATCGAGCAGGTGACAACCATCGGCGGCCACCACAACCTTGGCACCGCCGCCCTTTCACCGGCAGCCTGGGATGAGGCCAGCGCTCAGGTCTATCAGCAGCCCATGCTCACCCAAAATAACGGGAGCGAGCACGGCAAAGGGCCAATGATGGCAGTCAACCCTAAGTTTTTGTTGGTTCCCCGGCCACTGCAGCGCACCGCGATGGAACTTTGTGGCGGTTCGTTCGTGCGCGAAGCCAATTACGTTTACGACAATGTGCTTAAGGGGAGTGCTGTTCCACTGGTCGTGCCAGAGTGGATTGACGCCAAAGATTGGGCAGCCGCCTGTGAACCACGCGTGGCCCCGGCCATCTTTGTGGGCGAGCGCTTCGGCCTGGCGCCTGAAATTTTCATCGCTGGTGATGAACTTTCGCCTGCGGTGTTCAGCAGCGATGAACACCGCCTGAAGGTTCGCCATTGGCTGGCCGTGTGGGTGAACGACTTCCGGCCTTTGTTTAAGAGCAATGTTGCCTAACCAACCGTTCCGCAAGCAGCAAAGGAGGCTGAAAATGGAAAAATGGAAACAACTGTTGAGTTCGCGAAAGTTTTGGGCCAGCCTGGTCGGTCTGGTGTTGATGATCATCAAAGCCTATCGGCCTGACTTCCCCTTGGATGGGGATCAGGTGGCAGGTATGCTAGTGATCCTGGTCAGCTACATCATGGGTACCGCGCTGGAAGACGGCCTGAGCCGCAGTGCGTAAAGGAACATTCAGCCGGCAGGGGCACTCAGTTGCCCCTGCCGGCACAGGAGGGCAGCATGGAAAGCAGAACACTCAAGAAACTGGTTGAAAAACTGGCTGGGCACGGAACGCTGGGCTATACCATGGACGGAGCCGGCCGGCTAAACATTATCGACCGGCGCGGACGCAAACTTCACTTTGAACCCGCCGACTATCAGGATTGGCTGGAGGAAATCAAACGGGAACAGGCCGCCCTGGCGGCAGAAAGGCGTGACAGGCATGATCACCTTGCTTGAGGTCAAAACCCGTCTTGAAAATCAGTTTTCAGACGTTCAGCATTACCGCCTGCCAGAAACCGGGTTGGAAGAAGCGATTCGTTCGGCTCTGGCTCAGGTGAGCCTGTTTTTGGGCGGGAAGCGCGAGCTCAGTGGGCTGGATGGGGCAGAAATAACCACGATGGAAGAAGAAGCCCTGCCGGCTTTGGTCGCTGGCGCCGCGGCCTACGCTCTGGAATATGCATTGCGCCGGCAAGCAAGTAGCCTGGGGAATATCCCCATGCCGCAAGACAGTCTGATGCAGCTGACCCAGCACCTGACCCGTCAATTTGATGCCCAATTGGAACAGCTGCGCTTATCGTTGCTGCAACGCTCTGACACGGCACCTTACGCCAGCTGGCCCTGGCTGGAAAGCACCGGTGAAGCATGATCAGCCTGGCTATTGGCACGCTGCAGAGCAGCGAGGCGGACTGGTTTTGGTTAATCGGCGGCTACCAAATGCCCGGTTTGGCGGGGGCGGCTTATGAGCCCGGACGCAGCAGCACTGAAACCACAGAGGACGGCGTGCGCCTGGATTTGCGCGGTAGCCGCCCGGAAGTCACTTTTGTTCTCCGACAGCTGGAGTTTTTAGCCTGGCAGGCTGAACCCGCGCCAGCTGGCCCCAGGCATTCCAGCCTGTATCTGCGCGTTGGCGATGATGAAGGATATTGGTACAGCCGTCTGAGCGGTGTGAGAATTGAAACGCGCGCCGGGCATTGGCAAGCTGCCAGCGAAGCCGCGCTCAGTCTAAACGTGACCCTCAGGAGGGAAAATCACTTCGACGGTGAAGAACAACCCCTGGCGCTGGCAAACAACTCGGGGGGCGGGGTAGGCGGCACCCAGCTTTACAACCATGACGATGCTGCCTTCGGACACGACAACTGGTTCCTTGTGAATAGCGGCCCGCTGGGACTGACGCAGCCCGCCCCGCTGCGCCTGGCATTGACCAATAAGGATGCTACACCGCTGGGGGCGGTTTGGGTGGGCGGCCTGGCTTGCCCGACGGGCACCTTAGCCCCAGCCATGAGCCTGGAAGGCGAAAGTGGAGGGGCTGGCGAAACCATCAGTAACGCTGACTGCTCTGCAGGGGCATATGCCCGCCACATCTGGAGCGGAAACAGCTGGCATACCTTGGGCAGCTGGACGGTGACCCCGCAGGAATTGGCCAGCTGGAACAGCACCCGCCTGGTGGCATTAGCCCGCCTGGCACAGC